GGGCGAACCGTAAGACGAACGCCCGTATAGCGGACGCTCAAGCTGACGTGGAGGAGTTCAAGGCCCTGCGTGAGTATAACGAGTTCTTGCAAAAGCAGTTGTCTGAGAAGGAGGAACGGTTTGTTGAGCAGACCGGACGGCTCCGGCAGGTACAGGACGAGCTTTTCACGTTGAAAGAGAGCTACTCGGACGTGAAGATAGAACTGGCTTTAAAGAGGTGTGAGAAAAAGAAATGCGGCGATCGTGAGCCGCAGAACGGTTATTAATGAGGGAGGATAAGGAATGAGAAATAACAATTTACCCCGGGGATTACGTAACAACAACCCCGGGAACATCAGAAGGAACAGCGATGTCTTCCAAGGCGAGAAGACAAGCTCTGATCGAGAGTTCAAGCAATTTAAATCGATGGCATACGGTTACAGGGCGATCTTCAAGATCCTGTCTAACTATTACCGGAACTATAAGCTGGATACGATCCGCAAGATGATAGGAAGATGGGCACCACCGAAAGAGAACCATACGGAAAAGTATATTCAATTTGTATCTGACTACGCTGGAATCCCGGCTGACGATCCGATAAACATCAACGACCGAGAACAGATGATCCGGATCGTGGCAGGGATGAGCCGTTTTGAGAATGGGAGAGAAGCGGATATGTCGGATGTTATTGCGGGGTGGAATTTATTATGAGAACGGGAATGATTTGCGGGATGCTGGCGATAGCTGGTATCCTCTTCCTGTCCGGGTGTCGAACCAAGATTCAGCCTGTCGCTATCGAGAACCGTACTGACTCGATCTACATAGACAAGTTGGTACCTTACCCAATGCCAGTCGATAGCGCTTCCATACGTGCGTTGATGGAGTGTGATGAGCACGGCAAGGTTGTTCTCCGGTGGTTGGATATGGCGAACACGAAGAATGTTGAGCTTATGTTCGCCTTGGATAGCCTCGGTAACGTGATCGCCAACATGAGAGTTCCTAGGGATACGTTATATCTCCCTTCGAAAGAAATCTACGTGGATCGTAAGGTGGAGGTTCCGGTCCTTGTGGAAAAAGAGCTATCTCGTTGGGAGAAAATAAAGATTGAGGTAGGAGGGTGGGCGATAGGGATCTTATATGGATTCTTGATAGTTAGTATTGGTTATGTGATTGTTTGGTTGATAAAGAAACGTAGATGAACTTTAGGGTTAAAGATCTGTTGGAAGGGGGATTTACAGAATAGCTTGTTCTCTATTTGTAACGGATAGATCTACGTTTTTTAGATCAACATTCCGTAAATTTGTATTGAGTAAGACCGCTTTTTTAAGATTTGAATAATCAAGCTTTGAATATTGCAAGTTAGCATAACTAAGGTTTGCGAATGTAAGGTCTGATTGTGATAGATCTGATTGGTACATGTTGGCTTTGATTAATTTTGCTTTAGATAAGTTAGCCTTAAACAAGTCTGCTTTTGTTAGGTTTGCATTGGTTAGGTCTGCTTGACAGAAGATAGTCTCGATTAAATTTGCCTCAGATATATTTGCATTTTCCAACGTCGCTTTTAATAGATTTGCTTCAAACATTTCCGCCTTAAACAGTATGACCTTATATAAGTCAGCTTCTATCAATTTTGCCTGACTTAGTACTGCTCTAGATATGTCTGTGTAGTGTAAGTTCGCTCTAGACATATCTGTATTTATTAATAATGCGTTAGAAAGATTTGCCCTAGACAAATCTGCTTCTGACATATTTACTTCGGATAGATCTGCTTTAATTAGATTGGTATACGACAAATTTGCTCTGAATAAGTTTGCTCCAGTTAGTTTTATACCAGCTAGATATGCATTAGATAAGTCACCTTCTAAATCAGAAAAAAAATTATCGTCACTATTGAATAATAATAACATCAATGTTTGGATTTCATTTGATGGATTCAAATTAAATTCCTTTTTATAATCATTGATACTTGTAATTGATCTTATATGAGAACATAGAATGTTAAAAACAGTCTCTTTAAATTCATTGGGGTATTCTTTTGCTAGAAAAATAAGGTTGTATACTCCACCAGTTCTGGCAGATTCTTGGTTGCTTCCCAATAATTCCACACCTTTAGCAAATCTAGAATTACGCTCAGACTTGGCTTGTAGCTCTAGTTGTATATTTTGACATTCAATTTGTTTAGACTGTCCATCCAATTGTTTTTCTTGTTGTGAGATCCGTCTCTGATTTTGATATATATTATAAACGATGCCAAATACTCCAAAAATAGCAGTCCACATAGTGAAAAAGTCTTTTAAGCTAAGCCCAAAAGTATAAAGAGGAATGTTTGAACCAATAATGTCTCCGATTAGAATAAGGACAAAAGGTGCTAAAAACAATGAAAGGAGTATTGTTAGTGTTTGTTTTCTTATTTGAGATAATAATTGTGCCATGGTTGATATTCATATTGTTTGTGGACAAAAATACATAACGATTTTGGTGCTTCAAAAGTTTTGTACAACATTTTTGATAGTGTATTTAAATTGTATGCGTAATATCGTGGACTGATATAGTTCGATAATCAATCCACGATATGTTTATAATAGTAACCTCCCTTCCTTCTTATCCATCACCGCATTGAAAACACTTTTATAGGTCTCATACAACTCCTTCCGGCTTTCCGGCCCCGGCCAATCGGCAAAAGATTCTCCTGCAAAAAATTTCCAAGCGAAGATCCGTTTGGCTTTTTCGGACAACCCTAACAGGTCGACCATATCCCGGATATCCTGCATCCGTTCCCGGATATACTCGGTACGGTCAATACTATCATCGGGCTCATCAATAATGTTCAGTCTTCGCCAATCCACATTCTCATCTACCGGGATAGGCTTGTATTTATGCCGGTAGGGAGACGTATCCGAGGTAACGTTCAGCTTTATCATTTGCAGGATATACCAGTCAAGTTCGGTATATTTACCTTGCTTGGCTTCCATAAGCCGGGAGAGGTGTTCCAGAGGCTTTTGAAGTAGCATACACATTACCTCGTTCAATACGTCAATAGCTTCACTACTCATTCCGGCAAGTGAGCAGTGATACTTAGCGTAATCCAGCCACCTGTCGTAACGTTTCTCAATATATTTATTCAATGCCTCACTTGCCATAGTTGTCTTTATTTGATATATTTGTTGCATGCTGTAATGGGGTGGCGCTGTGAGGCGCTGCCTTTTTATTTATTCTCTTTGTTAGTCTTTATCTCTCGCTATAAAAATGTTATCTTTAGCCTTCTTTTTTATTCTTAGCCCAATCGATAATGTATTCAATACCTGCGTTGAATCCTTTGCTGTAACCATCTTTATATTCATGATTTGATATTCCATGATAATAAGCCGAGCCGAAGCACAAGGCGAAACCAATGGCTATCAATACCATCCCTGTTCCAAGGTAGGGATATATGGAATGGCTTGAACTGGATCGATATTCCAGACGTGAGAATGAATATTAGCGAGATCATTCCGATTATTAACAATGATATTTTAAGCATCTGAACCTCCTTTGTTTACATTGTGCGACATATTCTTTAATCTTGTTTGACTTTTATAATCCTTACATCCATAAGCGGCGAGATTAATGGCGTGCGTACCTATTCCTTGTCCGGAGAAGCATGGATAACGGATACATCTTACGCATTTCCTTCGTGGATATTTATTAGCGTCCTCCCGTTCTTTCAAGCGGTTGATCCCTATGTATTCCTCTGCCATGATTATTCCTCCTCCTCGGTCTCGTCGAATATCCGGGCCATCATATCGACGATGTTTGTTTGTATATTGTCCTCCGCTCCAAGCACGGCGTTGCTTATATGCTTTTTCTCCTCGATGATCCTGTAGAGCTTCTGGTCGATGGTCTTGCGGCCAAGCAGGTAATAGCAATTCACTGAGTCCTTTTGACCGATACGATGCGCCCGGCTCTCGGCTTGGTCGCAATCTGCGTATGTCCACGGTAGCTCGATAAAAGCGACATTGCTTGACGCTGTCAACGTGATACCCGCCGCAGCAGCCTTGATGGAGCAGATGATGACGTCCGTCTTGGGATTCCGTTGGAAAGCGTCTATGGCCGCTTGCTTTTGTTGCATATCTTGCCGTCCGGTGACACACACCGCCGAGGGAAACGCCTGTAGGAGCTGGTCTACGATCTCATGCAGGTTGCAGAAGAGGATGATCTTCTTTCCGTTCTCCCGAAAATCCTTCACGAAATCGATCACCTCTCTCAACTTACCCCGGGCCGTTATGTCCTTCAATATGCCGATTCGTACCATGACCTCGCCTTTCAGCGATTTTTGTACCTTCTCATCGTCGGCCTCCTTGTATCGTCTCAGATAATCCACCAAGTCACGCTCGGCGTCTTGGTATTCCTTGCGGTTGGTGATCTCGCAGGTCACGATCTGCCGTACCTTGTCGGGTAATTGAGTCAGTACCTTGGATTTTTCCCTCCGGAAGAAACAATGCTTCCAGAGCATGAAATTGAGCTCTTTCAAGTTCGAGGCCCCGTGCGGCCCGGAGCAATAGCGGTTCGTGAAATATTTCCAGCCTCCGAGATCGTTCATCCGGTCCATGATAGCGAGTTGGCATATAAGGTCGTTGGGCTTGTTTACGACAGGGGTACCGGTCAACAGGATGATCCACTCTTTCCCGGCGGTGATACCTTTGCAAAACTTGCTTTGTTGGGTAGCCGTTGATTTTACCTTATGGGATTCGTCAATGATCACGCTCTTGAACAACTTGATCGTATTATGGAACTCTACGTCTTTCAGCGTCCATTTCTCCGATTTGTTGATTCGGCGTACGAAATACTTCCGTAGGCTCTCGTAGTTCACGATGAACACATGGTTCATGCCCGTTTGCCAGAAGAATGGCCATGAGGTTCGTACCGAATCGGTCAATACCATGGCTTTCTTGTCCGTGAACTTGTGCCATTCACGTTGCCAGTTGATCTTGACCGTATTGGGGCAGATTACGAGACAGGGGAAAGCATCAGCTTTGTTGATGGTAGCGATGCTCTCTAATGTCTTGCCGAGGCCCATGTCGTCCCCATTGATAAACCGTTTTAGTTGTAAGCCTCGTGCGATCCCTTGCAGTTGATAGGGGTAAGGTTGTATCTTTAGGCCATGATCCTCGTCCAACTCGGGCATGTCCGGTATTTGATAGGCTATGTCCTCGTCGGTCTTAGACTCGTTCCCTCCCCAGTTGACGGGTTCGAAGTGCCTCACGTAATAGGTGAGCTGGTCTAGCTCCGCCTTGCACTTATTGTTGGCCGGGATCATCCACGCTCCGGTAGACTTGTCCCACCAGCGGACGCTGACGGCTGTCTTTAGCTTGTCAACGACCTGCTGGCGGTACCTGTCAAACCTTACCGCGTAGCATTGTCCCTTTTCCGTGTTTTGTAAAGTGATTTGCATAACGGTTGTTTTTATTATTAGTTAGGCGAACTCGTCGAAGGCTTTCACCTCCTCGGCGATCTCCTTGATCTGCTCTTTTTTCTTCCGTCCCCGTTTCTTTGGCTTCTCTTCCTTCTCGCCCGTGATATCCGATTCCTCCGGGGTATCGAAATCGAAGGATTCTTGCTTGATGCCATATTTACCTTCGAACAGGTAAGCGTCCACCTCGTAACTACATCTACCGATAGCCTCTTTCAACTCGGCTCCGTAAAGGTACCCGTCACCGGACTCGTCCTCATATTTGGTGAACGGGACGGAGAGGTTAAGGATCTGCCCGCTTTTCAGGAGCTTTTGCGCTTGGATTGATACGCCGGCTGATTCATCATTACCGCCTTTACTGTATCCGGTGACGATGATATTCTTTAGCTTCTCGTTCAAGTCATCGTCGGAGGGATTGGCGACATTGACCAATGTAGCCTCGTGCATCTCACAGATTTTCACTACGTGTGGCTTAAGCCGGTTCAACGCGTACAGTAGATCGGGGTGGATAAACTGCTCCGATTCCTTTAGGATGTTGTTCTTGTAGTTCGCTTCCACGAACTTTTCCGTATACTCCGCCGTGAGCTGGTTGTTCTTGATCTTCACTTTCTGGATCTCGTACACGGGTTGCTCTTTTACTAATTCTTCCATGCTCTTTTAAAATTTAGGATTGTTATAACTCTGAGGCGCTAAGGCCATTTCAGCTTTCACCTTGCTAATTATCGTGCGACACCATTCCAATTGGTGGGTCGCGGTACGGTTCAATCTATCACACCAGTCGACTAGGTATTGCTCATCCTTGCACAGGCTGTCGATGATAGCGTTTATGGCCTTTGAGGTCGCTCCGGCCCGTGAAGCGGTTTCCCGTAATGTGTCGAATACTTCCGATTTCTTTTTCCCGTTCAGGTGATATTTGGCATCGGCCAGCAGCTTCCCGGTTCGGGCGATATAGACGGCGAGGTCGTTCCCTCGCAGGACGGCTTCCTGTACCTCCTCGCTCATGGTAATGTTCAGGAAGGCATCTATGGCGGCCAGTTCCTCGGATATCTTGTCTGTCGGTGTGATATTGAGATTCATGATTTTTATTTTAAGATATAATCGTTGCCACACTTGCCGCAATGATATACGTTGAATGTATCTCCCGTATGCGTCTGTAATTTCTTTACGAGTACGGGAGCTCCGCATATAGGGCATTTCTTTGCCAGCCTGTACTTTAGCCAGCCGATTAGGATTAAAATTAGACTCTTCATACTATTAGCTTATTAGCATCCACCATTTAAAGGCTAGCTCTTCGTACTTTTCTTTGCCACGTTTATATAAAGTGTCATCTTTTTTTATTGTGGCTTTGAAAATTTGTTGATTCTTTTTGCTTATTGCAACAATAAAATCTTGTTTACTCCCAGCAATGTCCATATACCACGCTCTTGAGCGATCCCAGTCGAAAAAATCTATGGCTTCATTAAATTGTTTTTGAGAAGAAGCAAAAGTTGTTTTTAAATCTCCTCCAAACCCCATTGCTGAAAACCAGAAATCCCATTTGCAACGAGTGTCAAGTGTATATTCAAAATTGCCGTATTGGAATTTTTGATTTTTGTTTATCATAAATTTCTGTTTATCGGATTGTTCCAATGCATATTTAATGAGCGGATCCCGGCGGGCTTCCATACGGAGTGACTTGATCATGGCTTGTGCCAGTTCCCAATCTTCGCCGGAATACAATACGTCATCTACCATATGTTTGTCATATCTTACCCGTTCGGGTTCTGTCAGCATCGCATCCACCAGACTCCCGAACTTGAACGCCTTCTCCTTATCCCCGTATTGCGTACGGGGATAGAGGAGGTTCTTTAGTTCTGTCAGGTCTGAGTTGCTGACCTCAGACCGTTGGTAATACGTATCTTGCATCTTCTTCCTTGAGTTTTAAGTATTCAATGACCGCGAAGTCAAATTCAAAATCGTAAGTGTTATCCATCAGCCACCGGAACCATTTGCGGCCCTCTTCCGTATCGAGGATCTTTTTTAGGTTACTCGGTGTACGCCTGTATTTCCCGAAGTTTATCCATGAGGACAGATATAGCTTTCTCATATCATTTGGCTATTACGTCATCGACATATCTCACGAAAGCGGACTGGATTCGCTCACCGTCCTTATTGGCTGTTTTCTCGCAATAGGAGATCATCTTCTTATGGATCTTCTCAAGATCCTCCATGCTCATGTTGATACCCTCACGCATGAACCACATCTGGTATACCTGCATGAATCCTTGTGGATTGGTGACTTGGATCTTTTTCTTGATCTTCGCCTTGGTAGGGGTAGGAGACATACTGGCGGCACTGAAATCGAAGGCTGCCTGTACTTCCGCGGTGGCTTTCTCTGCCTCCGCCTTGGCTCTCGCCTCCTCTTCCTTGCGCTTGCGTTCCAGTTCGGCCCTTTTACGT